TTGTACCAGTCCGAGTTATGCGAAGTACATTAGCGCCTACCCCCAAAGCGTCTGTCTTAGTTTGTAAGTATAAATCCCCTATTGAGGCAGTCCAACGCCAAAACTTTTCGTCGGTAGGGCCATCAGTTTCATTGAAATCGAGTACTGGCTGCGTAGATGATAGTGTGAAGGTGCCCGTTGTGCTGATCGCTCCCCCACTGTAACTCCCAACGTTGGTGATGCTTTGCGTCCCCATGTCGAGGGCTTGGGCTTGTGTCCCGAGTCCGGTGATACCGGAGTAGACGCCGGAGAGGCGTGCACTGGCGACGGTGCCGGTGAGATCTGCCGCGGCCACGCCACTACTGCGCACCCACGCGGAGCCACTGGAGCGGGCGTAACCACCTGCCGCACCAGGGGCGAGCTGGGTCATGGCGCTCGAGCCCGCACCGAGTAAGAGGTTGCCGGTTGCGGGATCTGAGATGCCGATTCCGCCACGCGCAGAGAGCAAGGTCCCGGTCACTACCCGCGCCGCGTCGATGTCCCCAGTGCTCACAGGGGTGGTCTTTGTGTACTGTACTCCTGGGGTTGCATGGGTTTCGCCGTGCGCAGTAACGGTTGCCTCTTCGCCTGGGTCAGGGGCAGAGTCGTAGGTGATGTCGAGCTTCAGGTCCCAATCCGTGTCAAGCGAGCCGAAAAAGGAGATGCTCTGATCGGTGAGGTTGTCGGTAAGGTCGTATGTTTCACTGGCAGCCAATACCCAGGTCGTGGTCGTCGGGCCGTTAGTCGGCTTCCACAACCGCACCGTGACAAGATTGGCCGCCCCCATCGGCGTAGCATTTACGTCGTAATAGGCCGGGTAGGTAGCTGCAATGTCGTTGGCGTCTTCCAGGTTGCAGTAGGCGGCGTCTCCTTCGTCTTGTAGTACCACGTCGCCGGTCTCGGGTGCTCCGGCGTCCTGGCTCGCGCTCCAGCCGTCGTCGATCTCTTCTGTTGTGGGCTCGACCTCCACGTTCTGGTGAATGATCTTCGCTTTGCCCATCGTGCTCGATTCGGAGCCAGCGCCCCCGGTCAGCTCGTAGGCGAGTGCGGTGATAAAGAGCTGCTCTCCTGGGCCAACCGTGGCGAGCGTACCGCTGCTGTAAACACCATCGCCATCCACATCTTGTGCTGTTTCCCCTTGGGTGGTGGCAAGGCTGGGGTAATCGATCGTCGAGACCGATACCTTGACGCTCACTGCCGCCTTTGTCATGATGACCGCCGACACTTCGCGCGAGACGTTCATCGTGGGCACTATTTCGAGGACTTCGGGGACCGCAAATTTGGTCACCGTCACCGCTGTTTCCGATGTGAAGATGTCTGTATAGCCCTGAATCCAGACAGCGAATCGGCGCGCGTCCACGCTCACTTGTACTACCCGGCCGATCACCCACAGACGGCCACGGAGAGCGCGCGCGGCTAGAGGATCTTTGGCGACGAAGCGCTCCGTCGGTACGGTGACGCGGTCCCCCGGCTCAAGTTCAGGATAGGGCTGTGTGCTTCCGAAGCTCCAGAGCATCAAGCCGGTTGCGAGGGCCTTGACGGTATCTTGGCCGATCTGCTCGGCGAGCGCTTGCGAGTCAACCCACCGCGCGGTAGCGTCATCCAGGACCGGCGGATTGCCCAAGCCTGTCAGCCCGAGCTTGCTGATCGCGGTCGTGTGCGTGATTTGCACGCGATCCTGATACCGCTTCTGTGTAAAGTTGTAGTTCCATGGCACGAAGAATTCCGGCCGCCGCTCGCGAAACCCGGGGAGGACACGTACATCAACAAGCTCTTCTGGAGGGAACACCACAACGGTGCCCCCACCATCGTCGAACATCTGAACGAACTTCACCCGCCCTTGGCTTGCGATAATCGATCCCCGAGCACAGCGGGCGATTGCGTCGAGCTCAACTTTGACGTTGGAATCACTCACCTCGTTGGTGACTGTGGTGGTATCGTCCTCGACACCCGGTCCGCGATACTGCCCATCGAGTCCGAGCTGTCCATCCATTAAGTCGTCGTATACCGTCTGAAGCCCCGCGTTGATTTGCGTGTAGGGTTCGCTTGCCGAGGCGGAGACGACGGGTAGGACCGCCTTCAGTTTGGCCAACGCGGAAACCCCGGTGACGACGATCGCCGCCCCACTCGGGTCGTAGTCCCGGACGTTGAAAACATCCACAAGCACCCACTTGTTGTGGGCGAGGTCCGACGCTCCCCACCACACACGGAATTTGATGGTCCCGATATCGTTCTCGGACAGCAACGTCGTGATCTTGTCGCGGTAGTCATTTAGGCCATCGCGGATCGCCGAGATCGCGATTTGCGTGATCTCACCCTTGAGTGTCACCGGATCGACCGCCCATTGGCCGCCGCTTACGGTCGTGAGGTTGGCAAAGTCGGTAATGGTAGCCTCGGCCGCCCCGAGTTCCGTGAGCTTCGGCGTTACGTCCGTGGTCGCGTTGGTGATCAGTTGGCATCTGATGTCATAGGTTTGCTGCTTGAGAACTCGGGTGCCTGTGACCGAAAGATCCAGTCCACCGGTAGGAGTGTTGTCCGTATCGGCGAAGTCGCCATCTCGAACCTCGACCCATCCAGAGCCATCGTTGACTTCTGGTTTGAGACTGGTGCCGCCCGGCGTGAATCCTTGCATAATGAACTGCACGCCATTCGACGGCGCCGCGCCGAGATCGATGTTGTTTCCCGCACCAGCGGCGGTAAAACTGATGGTCGCGGTTGTGTAGCTGGACCACTCGAGTGTGAGATACGGAAGCCCGCCAGTGGCCCCACTCACTGTATATCGTTGGCCGAGAGCTTTTGTGAGTCTCACGCCCTCGAGTTTGTTGCCTGCGGTCGTCTTGTCGCTTTGCGCGCTGTCGCGAGCCCATCCGACGTTCGTAGCTGGCGTGCCGTCAGACTGCGCGGCCCAGATGAACAGGATCGTGATGGGATCCGGATACCCCAACGCGCTCCCGCCGGCTGGCGCCCCGAGTTGTTTGGGGCGGACCTGCAATCCTTGGAGGTTGAATGTCACTTCGCCCGCACTCGCCCCAGCGGTGGCACGGACAGGGTCCATGATCGGTACGAGGTCCAGCTCCTCAATGGTGCCCGAATGTCCTACAACTTCCGTCAGGGTCCGTACGGCGTAGAGCTGGGCAATCCACGTAGCGACATTTTGGCCGCCGCCCGTGTCGGGGTCGAGCCATGCTTTGATGCGCTGCAGGAGGAAGGCGGGGGGTTCTGTGCCCCCCCACGTCACCTGCGCCGTGAAGAACGGGGACGCGTCGTCGTAACCCGGCGGACCGTCCAGGTCCGTCATGTTCCCGTCTTTGGTCGTGTTGGTGAGATTGATACCTAGGTTGAGCGAGAGTTCAACGCCGGCCTCTTGCGGTGCAGTCTTGACGGCCAGACCGGTGAGGGAGTCGGCGCCGTTCCAGCCGGTGGACGTTTTCTTTACGTCTTCGCGATCTTGTACGATCGCATCCACCATTAAGCCGACGGTCGGATCGGCACGTCGGAGACGTTTCTCTAATGAGGGGTTCATGCCGGCGCGCATGGCTATGCGTTCCTCATACTACGAGCGGCTCGTGCTCTAACCAGTTGATATCGGCCTGCCGGTATCCCCAGCCCGGCGCGAACCGGAACCCACTTCGCCCGCGCGGACGAATACCTAAGACCGCTCGCTCGGCACGATCGTCGTCGTGGACGATCCACATCGGGCGCCGCAGGTTGAAGTTGTCCCGTACCGCGTTCGCTGCGGCCGTGTAGGCCGCGATACTCGGAAGCTGCACATGCAACTCCCCGACCCGGCGGCGCACCGTCCGCCCGTGCCCGACCCAGCCCGTATCGCTCACAGACTCCGAGCTGATCGGTTCGTCGTCTTCGTCGGTGAAGGGGTTGGTGAGCGCACCGGGTTCCCAGAGCGCCCCAACCCAGGCATTGACGATCACGGGCTTGAGGCCGGCACCCATCGCCGACACGAAGATCCGCACGTATTGCGAGCTCGTGGAGGCGAAGCGGATAATCCATACACCTTCGGATGTCAGCACGCCGTTGGCGGCGTCGAGATCGCTGTCGGCTGATACGGTCGTGGGGAAGGTCACCGAAACTACGTCTACAGTGTTGGCCGCGAAGTTGTCGGTGGACTTCTGGAGCTTGACAGTCTCGCCGCCTAGATTATGGCCCCGATCAATTGCGCAATAGTCGAAGGACCGGGATTGGTCCATGGCCGCCTTGACCCAAGCGTCCTGGCTTGCCGTGGTGGGCGTCCAGTGATCCGTGCTCGGACGGCGGGCATTGCCCACCCGAAACGCCTCATGGTCCGTCGCTTCTTCATTCGCCGAGATCACGTGGCCAGTGAATTGGATGTCCGAGAAGAAGTTCTCGACACCAAAAGCCGGGAGTCCCATCAGCCCACCTCGATGAAGGACGTGACGGTGCCCTGGACGGTGCCAGAGTAGCGGTTGGTCCCATCGCGCCGCTCGAGGTCGGCGAGGTCCGCTGCGATCTCCCGGATGGGCCGGCCTTGGGCGTCTAAGAGCTGGACTATGACTGTGTCGGGACCGATACGGCGTTGCTTTTCAATGGCGCGGTCACTGACGTCTTCGATCCGGACGGGCACGGGGTCGCGTCGTCCGCCGAACAGCGATCCGAAGATGCCGCCAACTGCACCGATCAGCGCACCGAAACCACCGACCCCAGGTAGTGAAGATAAGATGTTCGTGAAGGCCGAGATGACGACTTGTTCCATTTGCTGGGAGCCGGAGAGCGCCGCCGCCGCCATCTGCGAGAAGTTCGTCACAACACTCTGCCCTAGTATGTCGAGTCCCTGCGCCGCTTTCCCTGCCTCTTCGGCGAGGCGCTTCGCTTCCTCTGCCCCCTGTCTGCGGACAGTCTCTGTCAGTTCGTTACGGAAGAACTGACTACCAGGAGGCTGCCGATTGCCGAGGAACGGACTCGGGTGTAACCCGAACTGGAGCTGTTTGGGGGTTGCGAATGTCGGAGCAGGTATCGGAGCAGGTATCGGCGCAGGTCCTGAAGGTGGTTTGAATCCGGCGCCCACTGCCGCCAACCGTTCACGGCCAGCGAATAGCGCCCGGATACGCTCTTCGACCAGGCGGTCGATTAGTGACAGTGCTTCCGCGGGCGGTCCCGCAACCGGAGCCGGCGGTGCGCCGAGGCGCTCGCTGGTGCCAGGCCGAAACAACCTGCCCAGCCCCGTTCGCAGTGCCTCCTGTTGGGCCTCCCCCCTGGCTCGGCCTTCGGCGCGCGTCTCGATCAGAGCCTTAAGGAGTGGATCCATCCCTTTCAGTTTGTCGAGGATCATACCCCCCAGCCCATCGAAGATCTTGCCGAGGTCATCTTCGAGAAATTGCACGGCCCTCAGGAACGCAACGGCGAAGGCGTTGCCACCGATCGCACCCAATGCCGCGAACGCCTCAGCGATCTGCGGGCCTGTCCCATCGAGTGCGCTGGTGAAGTCCTCGATGGTCATGCGAACGTCCTCGAAGAACTGGTTGACCCGCGGGGACTCGCCGAGGAATTGACCGATTCGTTCCTTCAAGTCGCCCCAGCTGTTGCCGAGGCGTGCCAACCGACCGCCGAGCGTTTGTGCTCGCGCTTTGGACACCTCGAAAAACCGATTCGACTGCTCGAGGATCTCATTCATCCGTGCGTTGGCGTCCCCGGACATGTCGATCTGGAGGCCGTAGCGACTGAGTGAGTTCGTCGCGCCGCCGACCGTCTTCCCGATCTGGAGCGCTGCAGATTCCAAGTCACCCTTGAAGAAAACGTCGGCAATTCCAATGATTGCGCTCTGCGCCCGCTCAAGAGCCGCAACATCGAGAGCCGGTGCCAGCAGGGCGAGCGATGCCGTGGCCTGTATTGTCGCTTCGTCGCCGGCACGCGTCACCTTCTGAAGTTCGGCGGCGTGCGTAGTCAACCGGCGTAGCGAGGCTTCTCCCTCCTTGCCGGTGGCGATGAGCGAGGCCTTCAGGCTCTCAACTGCGTCCTGCTGTTTGACGAAGGCATCGATGAAGGTCTTGGCGAATTTTCCAACGATGATCGCACCCAAGGCGACGAATGCCCCCTGCAGCGAGAACACGGCGCTCTTTATCCGATTGATGCCGCTGCGGACCTTGCCGAACGTCCGGGACGCGAGATCTTTGCCCTTGAGGGTTATGCCGACTTTCTTCTGAACCACCTTGTCACCTCACCAGATCCATTGGATCAGTCGCACGAGCGAGAGCCCAGCGACGAAGAGCAGGAGCGCACAAACACCCACGCAGCCCCACAACAACCCGCTGCCCGCAATACGCTCAACGCGGTTTGTCTTCCGTATCGTCGGTGCCTTCGCTGTGGGCTGATTGGTGGTGCCGTTGACATCAACCATCGCCATCATCCTCCTTTTCGGATTGCTTCATCGCGAAGACCGGCCCCTTGGATCTCGACTGGTCAGGGAACGCCGCGCGCTCGATCTCCCGACGCATGCCATCCAGCTGGCCGGTCTGCTTCCCGCCGAACCCCTTCCCGATCGCCCAGCCAACCCCGTGCATGGTTGCGAGGAGCCGACGAGCAAACACCGCGTTGGCCCGGGAGAGCAGCAATTGAAACAGCGGCCACGGCATGTCCGCCGGCGGTGGCGCGCCATAGGCGAGCGCGTATTCAGCGATCACGGTGTCGATCCTGACGGGCTCGGCGTTGGGGTCGGCCCGGTCACGGTCGGACTCGCCGGTGGCGTCCGTCGGGCCACGCAAAAACGCAGGACAACGTCAACAAGCTCGCCCGGTGTGAGTTGCGAGAACGCCCCGTCGGCACCGACGGCCTCTGGAAACTCCTTGAGAAGTTTCCGCAGCGCCCCGATGTCGCCCTCGCCGTACTTTTCGATCAGCTCGAGGAACTCGATCGACGTGGCAAGCGGGAGCGCTTTACACCGGACGGTCGAGCCGTCCGGGAGCTCGACGTCGATGCCCACGTAGGCGTCGCGGGCAAGGCCTTCGGTGGTTGTCATAGAGGTGTCTCCGTCAAAAAGTCATCGTGCCGTCGCTACTGCGCGGTCAAACGCGCGCTCGAAGTTCTTATCGAACATCTGTTGCACCACGCGCTCTGCATTGGCGATGAAGTCGAGCCGGCGACCGATCGGCACCGAGGTCTTGAACCGGTAGAGCAGCCGGATCTGCGAGTTTTTCCGCCGGCCCACGCGTTGGAAGATCCCGATGCTCGGGATAATGAACGTGCGGCGCTCACCGCGGATCGAGCGGCCCACACGCTTGAACTTGAAACCTTTGGGACGGTTCCGGCGGGAGACCACACCGGCCTTGGTACGTTTCGCCTCGACGGGGACGGCAAGGTGTCGGCCACGCGGCCGCTTGGTCCCGCCTGTCTCGAACTTCGCGAGGATATCGGCCGTCCGTTTGCTCCCGGGGGGATCGATCGCCATCGTGCCGGTGAGGGTTCGCTTGGTGGCGAAGGGCTTGATCTTCACCGCTTGCTCGACATAGCGCGGCCGGCGAACCGTGAACACGCGACGCTGGTGAGCACGCTGCACCTTCTGCGCGTCTTTCAGGGTGTCGTTTATGGCAACAGACAACGCAAAGGCTGTCTGTTTGGCCATTTTACCGAGCCAGCGCTGTGTGTCTCGCGAGTCAAATTCGACGTCGAGTAACGCCATCACCCCACCCCTTGCGCGAAGACCTGCCAAGTGGCGTACGCATCACCGGCTTCGCCTTGCTCCATATATCGGAGGAAGCGCATCGCCCACCGCATCGTGAGCACACGACATCGGGTCACCGGCCGATTCGGTAACCGGATCTCGACAGCATCGTAGGAGTCGTAGCAGGCGGTGTCAGGCACGCCAAAAGTTCCACTGGTTTGTGATTCGGAGTGTTGGGCGACCCTGCCGCTCACGGGGCAGGGCTGGTAGGCTCTGTCTTTGCCCTCGGTTCACCGCTAGCGGGAGGCTCACAGCGGACCGAGGGTCCTACGAGGTTCAGTCGAACACAATCGACCCGTCGGCCAGGTACGTCACCGGCCAAGCCGTGAAGCCATCGATGTCCCCGTGTCCGGGGTTGCCGCGCAGATACGCGGCAACCACGGCCAAATCCGCCTGGTTGTATTGCGAACCGCCGATCGTCCAGTCGATCTGCCGCGCCGTGGCGGCCTTGAAGTCGGCGTACGGATCGTACGTGGCCAAGGGGACGGTCTGCGCGGAGAACTCGAGTTCCGGGTTGAAGCGGGAGATGGCGATTTCCGACCACCCCGTGGAGTGGTTCGCGCTCGGGATCGCTACCAATTCCGCCCCCGAGCGCCACGTGCCGGTGGAGTGATCGGGACTCCAGCTGCCCACCGCAAAGGCCATTCCAACAGCCGACTGCTGCACCGCAGTGACAAACGTCTCTTGGGGCTTCGCGGCCGTGGCGGGATCGTCGTCCAGAAACCCCAGCCAGTCGAACGCGAACAGGCTGTGTTCGCCGTTGGTGGCGAGCCATTCGATGGCCGTGCGCACCCCGACGACCTTGAACAGGTTCCCCTCACCCCAGATGTAGAGCGCCATCGATTCGTGCCCGGTGTCCGCACGGACATAGGTGACGCTCTCTGTACCAGGCGTTTCATCGACGGTCGCCGCATATCCGCCGGCCCTAACACAGGCATCCACCTCCGGCAAGTTCGAGCTACTGTACGCGGATCCCGCTCCCCGCACCTCCGCGACTAGTCGACCGCGCGCGACCCGACCCTGCGGCACGCCCGGGGCAACGGGGGCGAGGCCGCCCGACATCACACTCTCGCGACGGTTGGGCGCGAGGTGTTCGATCTCGAACGACTGCAGAAACGGTTCTGCAAGCCGAATGATGTCCGTCGCCGCTGCGGGAACCGGATCGGTGCGATAGGCCGACTCGACCTTCGCGGCGACCGCCTCAATCAGGATTGGATTCGGCATCGCTCACCTCGGGTTGGGCGTCCGGCTTCCTCTGTTCCACCTTGGTCTCGACGGCGGGCATCGGGCCAGGTCGTCGCGCCGCACGTTCCTTGACGCGCTCTGCATGCCGCTCCGCTTCGATCTCGGCATGTGTGTTCCCCGCCGTCTCGGGTTCCACGCGCTTGCCGTCGACATACAGGCCCCCCTGACGGAGCGGCGGCGCCTGTGCTCTCACTGGAGACGTCGGCGGAGGTTTCTTTTTGCTCATGTCGGTATCGTCTCCCGCACGTGTAATCGTGCAATCAACGCCATTTGCAGTCCCCGGTCGGCCGTCTCGCTGTCCGTGGGCATGACCTGATAGCCGTTGATCTTGCTGATCTGGATGCCTTTGCGCGTCCGCGCGCTCTCGTTTGGTCCGGCCCACAGGTTGTTCAGCGACCGCATGGCGGCATCGAGCGTGTAGTACGCATCTTCTTCGCCGGCCGCACTGGCCACATCCCGGGTTCCATACAGCACCGCGACTGGGAGGTCGTTGATATCGATCCGGTTCTGCGTGTGTCCCTGTGGGACGTTCAACGCATCACCTTGCACGACTACCAGGACCGGCGTGGCAATGTCGGTCGGCAACTCGCGACGGGTGGCGATGTCGTCCTTGGTGGCCGTCAGGATCTGCTGCACGGCTGGCGGCACGCTATCGCCATCATCCAACAGATTCTCGGTGGAGAGTTTGGCGATCTCCGCATTCACGCCGTTGGTCGGATCGGCCAACCAATCGCTAACCATCCGAATAGTCATTACGGCGGCACGCATTCAGGCCACCACTATTGCAGTGAAGCGTCCGTCCGGCGGCCAGGGGGCCAGTTTCCGAATGACTCGGTTGCCGACGCCCTCGATTACCATGGTGGCGTCACGCACAAACGACGCGGGTAACGGCGTCTTTGGCACCACGAGCTCCTCCGTGCCAGCCAACTGCAATCCTTCCGGTGCTTCACCGATCAGCTCGGCAATGTCATAGAGGGCTTTGACCGTATCGGCACCGACCGTGACATCGACGCCGAAGTCAGCCAACAACGCGTCCCGGTCCTCATCCATGAACGCCATCTACTTACGATCAAGCCCCGCCGTTCAGCACATCAATCGCCAAGGTCGCGTTGATGCGATACGGCACCATCAGGGGCGCGCTCTGCAACAGAATGAATCGGACTGACGGATCATCCTCGAGCCACGACTTCACGAACCACGGCATGGCGATCAGGGTGTCGTGGTCCCTGATCGCACCATAGGCGCGGACGCCTTCGACCGGACCGACCATCAACACGCCGCCATCGGGGAACATCTTCTTTTCGGTGTCGTCCGCCGGATCGACATACCACCCGGAGTACGTGAAGATGTTGAACCCGTCGATTGTACCGCGGAACGTCATCCCTTCGCCGAGTTGGGCCCCGAGATCCAACGGTCCGCCGCCGACCCCTCGCCGCGTGTCGAGCCGGTCCTTCACGTCCGCGTGACTCCGGAAGTTCTTCCAGACGTCGACGGCCAAAACGACATCGACGGGCGCGACCCCTTCCTCCTTCGCGACCAGGTCACTCCAGGTCTGAAGGTCGTCGAGCGGGGCGGATCCCGACTCACTCCACCGCGCGGTTCCGGTGAGGTCTGCGGGATCCAGGGCGGCTGCGCGGTTGAAATCAACCAGCTTCGAGGGATACTTGTCGCCGACGATCGTGATTTTCCCATCCACGAGCGTCTTGACAGCCATCCACTCGAATCGCCGCGTGAGCATGTTGAGTTGATCGCGCAACGTCCCAGCGACGATCTGTTCCATCCGCGCCGCTGGTGACAGGGATCCGCCGAGCTGCTCGCCGATCACCCGCTTGAACGGGCGATTGGCATCAAACGGACGCTTGTCTTTGATGTAGGCCGGCTTGAACGAATCGGTCTGAAAGCCCTCTTCTTCGACGATTTGGCCTTCGACGAGTGGGCTGACAAACGGCGAAATCCGTCGCTTGCCGGTCTCGCGGTCGAAATGGATTTCCTCGGAGTCCTCGGTCTGCACCTCCGGGAAGTAGCGATCGAGGATCCCCGTCCGGGGAACCTTCAGGTTGCGGACAATACCGTTCAGCACGTCCGTCGAGAAAAGATCAGGCATGAGTTTCGTCGCCTCCTGGTTACGCGCTGAGTGGTTTCACGAGATGGATACCCTTGTTCCGGAGCCCCTCGCGGATGCTGGCCGCGGTGTGTCCGGCGCCGAGTACCACGCGGTCTTCGTTGAAGGCGCCATCGAAGTACGCCATCGTTTCCTTGTCGCCGCCGCTCGCGTCCGTAGCTTCCGCCAGCACGGCGTCCGGGGTTTCCGACCCGTCCGCCGAGGCCGAGGCCGACAACTTGTATTTCTCGGTCGCTACGGCCGTGACGGTGATCGTGAACCGGTCGCCGGCGATGAAGTCCGTCGAGCCGTCGGCAATCGTGAACTGGACCTGGTTTGAAAACTGCGTCGCGACCACGCCCGTCCCGATCTCGACGCCGTTCGGATCTTCGACGGTGAACGTGCCGAGGTTGGCGCCCGGTTCGACGATCGTGATGGTGTAGACGCCGGGCTGGGCACCCGCCACCGCGCTGACCGTACCGATCGTGCCGTTACCGGTGTTCCCGGCGTCGGCCACCCCGTCGTCATCGGTCGCGCCCGCCCCGCCGGTGATCTTGCCCAATACGGCACCGCGGGCGAGGTTCTCGCCAGTGAGGAGCGTGATCTTGCGCGACAGTTTGGGTGGCGGATCCCCGAACAGGCGATCCGGGCTGTACGAAGTCTGGCTATAAGCAGCGGTCATGGGTTCCTCCTAAGAACGCCGTTCGTGTGTGGCGACGGCCCGCATTTAGGCCGACTGGGTCAGTTGATGAAACTGGGCGGCAATCCGTTTGCCCATAACCTCACCGTTCTCGTCTGTCGCACTGGACGCCAACGGGCTCGGCTTCTCGAGCTCGTCTTCGTCGGTCTTCAGCGCCTCGAGGCGTTGGGCGTTGGCCGTCTTTTCGGCCTGTTTCATACGAAACGCAGCGGTTTCCGGCGTGCAGTTGGGATCTTCCTTGCACGCTTTGATGAGGGCTTCATGCCCCGGTTCGGCGAGCGCATCGATTCCGGTCAGGCGGTCCCGTTCGGCCGTCGCCCCTTCCGTCTTCCAGGCCGAGACGAATTCGGGATACTGCGCTGCGATTTGCTCCTGGGTGAGCGCCGTGGCGTCCGACGTCACGTCCTTGTCGTCGTCCTTCATGGGGATTTTCTCCCGTGCAGTGGCGCCGAACGCGCCGGTGAACAACGCCGCCGCCGGCTTGACGCGCTCGACGAGTTCGGCGTGTAGTGTTTCGTAAGTGGAAATCCGCTCCGCGACCCCCGCGTCAACGGCAGCTTGTCCGACAAACACGCCGCCCTGGCCGTACTCGTTGAGGACGGTCTCGAACGGCACGTCGCGGTTCCGTGCGACCTTACGGAGAAGGACCTCCGCGAGGTGGTCCGCCATCTCCTGCACCTGCGCCAGGCCGTCCCGTTTTGCGGGGTCCATGGCCTTCCGTGGCGTTTGGCTCGAGATGATCTCGATCTCGCGGAGCCCGGCCATCGCCAGCGCCTTGGTCTCGTCTAGATAGGTGAATCGCACACCGAGGTTGCCCACGATCGCGGTGTCGCCGACCACGATTTCGTCCACGGCGCTAGCCAGCCAATACGCCCCGGATGTGCCCTGGAACGACACAAAAGCAACCATGGGCTTCTTTCCGCGCGCGTCGAACATCAGGTCCCCGAGCTCCGATGTGCCGTCGACCATGCCGCCCGGGCTGTTGTAGTCGAACAGGAGCGCATCGACTTCCGGGGCCTCGAGCGCCGCCGTGATGTCCTGCGCGAGCACCTCCATCGACGTCGCGCCACTCACCCGTGTGAGAAGGTTGGCTTTCCGGAAGAGTGGGCCGGTAACAGGAATCGTTGCGATACCGTCCCGAACGGTTGTCCGCTGGGTGTTGTCGAGTTCCCGCCCGAGTTTCGCGGCGATTGCTTCGGGTGACGGATTTTCCCGACTCGCGATGGCCAGGATGTTGCGCAAGGCTTCTTCTGTGATGGCCCACGGGGCCTCGAGGGCCAGCTCGAGCGCATGTCCCGCCGGTCGCTTTACGTGGGCGGACTGCAGCTGCGCAAGCTGCTTCTTCATCAAACGCTTACGCATCGTCGTCCTCGGGTTCCTCGAGCACGGCCGTGGCTGTAGGAGATTCTGCACCGCCGAGGCCGTCACGCTGCCGCCTGGCCTTTTCCTTCACCTGCTGGGCGTGATTGCGCTCCCAATCGCCGCCGGTGAACTGGGCGGTTTCCTCGGCGATAGTGGACACGCCGATGTGGATCCGCTTCTCGGCGGCGTTGATCTCTTTCAATGGATCGATCTGTCCTTGCGCCGGACCGATCCAGCGGGCACCGCACCACGCACGCCGGAACATCGGATTGGCGAAGAATCCGGGCGCCCGGAGCATGCCGCGCATCACGGCTTCGGCCATGGCCCATTCGTACGACGGCTGACAGAACATCCGGGCCAACCACGTCCGACGCGTCACGACCGCCCGCCACGCTTCCAGCAACGCGGCTCGCGAGGCACTGTAGCTCGAGGTGAAGTGCTTGATGAGGAGCTCGAACGGGACTTCGATCGCCGCTCCCACCTGCCGAAGCACAGCCATGACAAACGGATCGAAGCTGTCGTTGGGTCGCTTGGGATCGGCGATCTGCACCTCTTCGCCGTCCGCCAAACCCACGACCGAACCGCTCCCCAATTTGTACTCGTAATCCTTCGGAGGGTCGGTGTCGTCAGAATCGAGCGGTGCGAATTCAAACCCTTGCTCGGCCAACCCAGACTTGACAAAGACCGTGAAGAACGACGCCACCACGGCAGCCATGAGTTCGGCCTCGGTGTACCGACTGAGCTGTTTCAGGGATTCGATGACTGGAGCAAAGATCGGGACCCCACGGGTTTGGCCGGGGCGAATCTTCCGGAAGACATGGAGTGCACGCCGCTCCCCATTGCGGCGGTCAAAGGCCGGGATGGTCGTCCACGCCAGCATGTCCGTGAACCCGAGCGACAGTGCGTTCGGATGGCGGTTGGAGACGTGATAGCGGATCGGGCGTCCATTGGTGTCGAGTTCGACGCCATCAACCAACCGATCGGTGTTCGGCTCACGGTCGGGATTGGAAATCCGGTCGGCTTCGACCAGTTGGATTTTGAGCCCGAGCACGTCTCCGCGACGTTCAACGAACCTACGCACCAGGAGAATGTCCCCACTCTCCAGGGTCGACCGTAGAACCAAATCCTGCAGCGAGCCGAAATCACCATGGCCGGTGAGGTCGCACGAGGGTGTTTCCGACCATACCCGCCAGAAGCGTTCGGCTTTTCGTTCCCACGAGTCCGCGTCGTCGTCGGACAAGCCGAGGAATTCTCGATCGATCTGCGATTGCATGGAAAGCCCGGACCCCACCGCGTGGGTCGCCATCGTGTTCAGGGCGCCCGTGGCGATCGGCGTGTTCCGCACCAGGTCGCGGGTACGGGCACGGAGATCAACGACGTCGCCGAGAATGTCTTCGTCGGCACTCCGCGCGCGCGGATTGTATTCCTTAAGTGAGGGACGGGTTTTACTCGCCCCTGTGTAACCACCGGGCCCGAAGAACCGGAGGGCCGCACGGGCTTTTAACCGGTTGAGTTCGGCTTTGGGCGAGAACACTCCCACCATTCGGTCAACCACCGTCGGGGCAGGGAATGTGATGTCGAACATCAGGCGATGGGCACAAACCGGCGGACCGTGAGCCCTTTGCGCGCGTGCCGGTTCACGCGAGCGCGGACTTTCTCGATTGCCTCGTTGACTTGGTCGAGGCCGGCGCGATCGACGCGCCGGCCGGCGATGGCCGCCGCCTGGTTGCGCTCAAGGATTTGCTGGCGCGCGGCCTGGAGCGAGCGGAGTTCCTCGAGGTCGTAGAGGTAAGGAAGGTCGGTCTTGCCGTACGTCGTGCCATCCAGGGTCGCCGACCCAACCGTCTCAACCTGAGTGATGGCGGTTTGTACCGCGTCGCGTTTATCGGCGAAAAACGTTCCGGCCACCTCGCACCTACGAAAAAAGGGCCCACATCCCGACACGTCGTGCGTGTCAGAACGTGGGCCTGTGGTCCTCTACTGGGTCCTGTTGGGGCTCTCGGCCCCTGTTGGCCCTACTTGGTTGTCAGCTATAAGATAGGGATCACCAACACGTTATGCAACTAGATGAAGATCGGCGGCCGTCAGGATGACCAGCTGCGGGCACTTCGTGCACTTTACGGTCATTACGGGTTCGTGAGGATCAAACGGGCCGCGACCAACGGCTGTCCGAACGGTGCGGACGTTGACCTTCCGGCGACATGACGGGCAGTAGACCTCCACTACTACGGTCTTGGCGTTCGCAATCACACTTCCACTCCACGAGAAAGCGTCCCAGCCCGTCGCTGGCGTCGCCGTTTCCCGGCCGGCCGCGCTTTGCGCCCCGATCGACCGGCTTCGTTCACCTGGTCAACCAACACTCCGAGATGGTCGCGGATCGGTCCCAGCGCGATCAACGCAGCGAGCGCCAACACCGCACAGTCGAGTGCCTCGTTCCGATGGCCGGCTTTCAGCTGGTACTGGCGCACTGGCCGACTCCTCACGTACCGAGTCACCGCCTTCTCGGACGCAAGTTGCCGGAAGTACTCGTCTTCGACCTGTATTGGGAAATGAACGTAGCCTGGCGCAGCAGTAGTGAGTTTCAGCCGGGCATACAGTAAGTCCTTCAACGCCTCGGTGCCCATCGTCCACAACCTCCCCTTGGCCTTACTCTTAGGGCTCGGCGTCTGGAGCGCCGCCGCACCTGGGACGTTGGCCCCTCGCATCGCCATCACCATCACACCTCGAGAGAACCGGGCCGCGCAGTAACTGTGGACCTCGAGGGTATGGTGACCACCAGCGTCGACTCCCATCGCCCGGATCCGGAGGTCTGCGCCAGAGGCATGTTTCCATTCGCGCTTGAGCACCACGTCCAGTTGGCGCCAAACCTCATCGTGGTGCGGATCGCCCCAAAGCACCTTGTGGTCGATTAACCACTGTTCTTCGCCCGCACCCCATCCCCAAATACTCACCTCGAGGCGGTCGCCCTGCACGTCCGTCCCCACCGTCAGCAACCCCACGCCAGCTGGCACGTCTGTGGTGTACCGCTCTCGCCGTGCCAGTAGTCCGGTGTGGTCAATCTGTTCGCCAGCGGGTCCCTCCCACGTCTCCCCGAGCACGGTGTTGACGAATACCTGCAGCAGTTCGTTGTTGCCTTGGGCGTTGAGCCACTCTTCGACGAGGCGCTCCCACGTAGTGAACGGGGAGTACGCGGCCCAGATATGGAACCCGATAATCCGCCGGCCAGGATGGGAGGCCCTCCACTCCCCGTTCCGGAGCATCGTCTGTTTGTGATGTTCCTCAATCGCTTTCCCGCATCCCGCCTTGAGCTCGCCGTCTTTGGAAATCTCTCCGCACGTGTACGCGACCGTGGCTGGGTCGTTGTCCTCCCAGCGTAGATTCCGCCATTTCAGGACCTGCATGTGTCCACAGAAGGGGCAGGGAACGTAGTACCGACGCTGATCGGACAGGTTGTAGTCGTGCTCAATGCGCGACTGGCCTTTGATGGTCGGCGTGGAGTTCTCGTAGATCAGCCGATCATCGTAGTTTTGGGTTCGCTTCACGGCCAAGGTGACAGGATCGCCTTCGGCGTTGGTCGAACTCCCGCGCGCGACCCGCCCGTAGCCATCAACCTCTTCCAGGAACACCCGTTGAATGTCGCGACGCCGAAAGCCCGAGGCGCTGTTCGACCCGACCATGACCAAGAACCCACCAGGGAACGACTTCTTGAGGATGGTGTTGCGGGAATCACGCCGGCCCGTTTCGGGGTAAAAGGTCTCCCGGAGGACGGGCGTGTCGTCAATCATGGGTTTGAGCTGTTCCTTCGAAAATCCTTCGGCATCTTCCTTGATGGGCTGGACGACCAGCATCTGCGACGGAACCTCATGGGTATAGAACCCGATCACGTTGCACCCGGCCTGCGTCCCACCCACCCGAGCGGATTTCATGAACACGACACGTTTGTCGCCGACGTTTTGGTCGGTGCAAACATCCATAATCTCGCGAAGGTAGGGCGCGCGATCGGTGCGCCAGGGACCGGGCTCTGGGTTGCCGGGGCTGATCACGCGGTACTTATCTGCCCACTCGCTGCCGGTCAGATCTTCTGGCGGTGCAAAGATCGCCTGGGCGTGCTCGCGGAATCGGTTACCGACCTCAGCGGGACCGGTGAGGTTTTCCAGCGCCACGCTCACGCGGCCTCGTCCTCCTCACCCATTAGATGGAAGGCATCGAACAATTCGACGATCAGATCTCGGAGGGCATTCCGCGCCGCCGTCACGGTCTTGAATCCGACAAAGTCTCGAGCATGGCGAGAAGGTACGCCCAAACCATACGCCCGCATCCGACCGAACCCTGTCGTGATAACCTCGTCCATCTCCTCGACCGTGCCGAGCTCACCGCGCCGCTCCATCACATCCAGTTCGGCCAGTTCCGCCTCGGCCGCCATCTTCCGCGCGCGGGCTTCCTCGAACGTTTTGGGGTGTCGGAGGTCCTCGGCTTCCTTCCGGTCTTGCTCCCGCCGCCAGGCGATGCACTTGGCCAGGTCATACTTTGATGATCGACTGGCACCCGCCCGCGGCATACCGGCCTTGGTCCACCGCTGAATCGTACGGACATCGACGCTGAACAGTTTAGCCAACGTCGTTTGCATCACCTGCCCTGTACGTGATGTCGCCTTTTTCGATCGCTTCGCTACCATAGAAGACCTCCCCTAACACCAGACACGACAGAGACTTGCACAAACGTGGTATATAGTGCACACCTGACCT